ACCAATGCGGGAACGAGTTGCCATGATTTTAGAAAGAATTAGTTGGAGTGAGAAGAACGATACTTAGAACATGTGTCATCATAAGATGCACCCACGGGGACAGATTTACAAAATCGTGTCATCCTTGCATCTTGCATATCAGTGACAGTATTGATAGCACTGACACCAATAATTGAACTGAAGAAAACAACAACTGATAAAAGTGCAATTCTCATGATTAGTCTTCGATGGTGATAGTGTGAATCATAAAGTCAGGATTGTTGCGCTTACATGTTGCAATCGCCTCTTGTTTTGTGGCAGCAATGTAACCCAAACTGTCGTTCATAATCCAACCATTAGATCGGTGAAATTGTCCGTGAAGAATGAATTTAGTCTCTTGCATGTGAGTGTAAAGAATCAGGCGAAGTTGTACTCGGTTTGATTACGATTGTCTGCAGCTTCCCATGTCAGATAGAAATCATCCCATGCTGCTTTGTTATCAACAAAGGAATTAATTCCGAGTTGCTCACATACAAAATCATACGCAGAATCAATGTCGGCATGAGTATCATTGACGAAGGACAACATTTGTCCCATGACATAATCCCAGGAGTCTTGCATTTCAGGAGAGAGAGAAAAGATTGGAGTTGCCATGTGTTGTGTTGTTTGTCTCAACATGGCCAATATACATGAAATGGGGACCGTATCCACCAAAAGTGGCCGGTTTGCTGACTGTCACACTGAAGGAGTGATTTCGTATTCAATGAAGTTAGGATAGTTTTTTTCTACCCATTTGGATAACTTTGTGTTCTGAGCTTTGACTCCTTTTGATGTTGTTGGACGAGTGGGCATTGTCTTGTAAAATGTAGCAATGCCCTCATCAGTTGTTACTGAGATTGAATAAGTTGCAGTCGTTGTTTGCATCAGACCTCTTGAAGTTTAGGAGCCAGAGTTACATTGAAACCATTCAGATCTTGCGTTACAGATACATTCGGAGGAAGAATGCTGTAAGCACGATCAACAACCCATCCATCTTTATCCTCTGCAATCACAGCGAAACCGAAAACTCCGGCAGTTGGCATCATGTAAAGACCATGCTTTTCTGCTTGCTTTGCACTACCAAACCCACGAGCTGTGATCGTCCAGTCTTTACCGAAGTAAGCACAAATGAAGTCAGTAGTCATTGTCATTTAGTAGGGAAGTTTTTGCAGACAGAATCACACAGAGTCTTGATTAAATCCTCCATGTCGTCTTCACTAATGCGGGGGACAATGTTGCAGGCAAACTCTTCAACAATTCCATCAATGTCCCACATGAGTTGTTCACGGGCAGTCAACATTTCAAGGTTGGTCATCATTTCAGTGTGAAGATAATCTTTGATAAGTGACATAAACTCAGCACGCCATCCCCATTGCAGAATTGAACAGTTGTGGGATCATACCTCCATCGGTTACTTGATAACCATAACCTTCAATACGAGAATCAATCTCACGTTGAAAATCTTTTTTGTTGATGTAACTCTTGGATTGAGTTTTTCCCATGAAAGTAACAGTTTTCAGCATCAGACGATTGTGAATCTCACCCGTTGCAAATTTGACGGGGTAGAAGTCAACAACCATGTTACCATCTTTGGAAGTGAGTTGCATTGCGGTGAAATCTCTCAACATGGCCAATATAGGGCCTGATGCCCCCGAATACAAGGGGGCCTGTGCCACTCCCTCAACTGGTTTTTATTGCCATCCAGTCGCTTCGCTTGGTTCTTCACTATCTTCCAACAAATGTGGGTAGTATTCTTCTACCTCTGCCATCAATTCTTTGTCCGAATACTTATCATAGCTCTCACTCATGTTATCGTAAAGAATTGCCATCATAGTTTTGATGTCCATGTCATCCAGGATTTGTTGAATCATGTTGTCTTGAAGTTCGGAGCGATTCATGGTGTTAGAATGAGTGAAAGAAGAAATAAAAGACATTACCAGATGTTAGTCCAACGATTATGATTTGCTTTGGTGATTCTACCTTCTGCCAACATATTGTCGCAGACATTAACAAAGACTTGAAACTTTTGTTCTCTTGTGAGTGTGTCTGCTCCTTCGCATTGTGACATCACTTTGAGCATTTGTGCTTTGGATTTAATCATCGGAGAACGTAGCAATAATCAACATTTTTGACACAAAATCCTGTAATACAGGTGATCTCTTCTACAAGATCTTGAGAGTCTGATGCTTCCCAAGTTGTTGCCAATACTTCATCAACAAGGGAAACTTGTTCGTCATAGGGTAACTCTCCTTGAGAATCTTCAAAGTCAAATTCAATGTCAGTAATTCGGAATTGCATTGTCATCAACCTCCGAACATTTCATCGAAAAGGTTTTGAACCTCTTCACCACGCTCACGACGTTCACATTCAAGTTCAATCATGTCCCGCATTTCAACATACATGGACTGAACTTCACGGAGACCAATAATTTTGGTCTGAAGCTTGCTGATCTGTTCGTTAAGATCATGCAGTTTGTTGTTGATCTCAACTGTATCAAGTCCGTTCACTGCGGTAACAGTGTGGGTCATGCCGTTGATTGTCACTTGTTTGTCTGAAATGGTGTAAGTCATGGGGTGAACCTCTCAACATGGCCAATATACATGCCTGAGACCCCTTTACAAGCGCCTCTAGGCCGGTTTGCCAACTGTCACTGTGGGATTCTATTGTTAAAGTTTGCGCGAGAGAATACAGAGCGATCAACTAATTTGAACATGCCACAGCTGTTGGTCTTAACATAACCCTCAGCATCAATAAGATCCTCACCGATGTAAGAAAGTGGACCTTGATTGTAGCACAGTTCGAGATACCTCATCTTGAGAAATGAAACCAGTTTCCAGAATCGAATCAACTGAGAATGACAACCGAAAGCATAATCATCAATCTCACGATCTTCACGGATACAAGCATTCAATTCTTTCTTGATTCGCTTTGCTTCCTTATCATCAACAAAGCAGATTCCATGTGAGATTCCTTTCAAGAATCGAACCTCTTGCTCAATCTCTTCAGCATCAGAAATTGAACCACCATAACATGCTTCGGGTTGAACAAATTTGCATTTGTCACTACTTTGGAGCATGAACTTAAGTGGATGTGCTTCAGCATCCCGAAGACAATCACCATCCAAAACTGAATAGAATGTATGAGGTGCTACGATGATATTTTCCTTAACAGTCTCTTCAAAGACATAAGTGATCGTATTGGGGCAGTAAGAATCAGAACCACCGAAGCCAATAAAATCACCCTGAATAACCCCGTAGATACGAGGAAGATTATCAAAGCAAGCGTGTAATATATCAGCAACAACACCACTGTGATTGCGATCAATGTCCCGATGGTTTTCATTGATCTTGATAAGTTTCTTGTTAAAGACACTTTTAGTACCTACAAAGAACTTGCTAGTTGCAGGATTGATACCCCAAACAATAGCAGGGGAACCATCAATCTTGAGTGAAATGTGACCCGGTTCAGTGAACCAATCAAGGACAGAAAGATCACCCGTGAGAATAGAATCTTCGGGGTGTTCGATGTGAGTGTTTTTCATATGGCCAAGATAGGGTAAGATGGGACAAAAATCAAGCGGGTGTGTGACAGTTCCCCAACTGGTTTAATTCATGTGAAAAATGCCTCTAAGCCTTTATAGTTGATTTGCATTGCAGTATAATTTCTTGTGTCTTTAATATCTACTACATTTCCTGCTTTCTTTGCATTGACTGGAGCATAGTATTCTCCTTTCTTTCCATTGTAGAATCCCCAAATAGTCCTAACATCATCATTAGTATAAGAATACTTACGGTGATCCCGTAACCAAATAGCAACCACATTCCTTTTGTGGTTTTGTACTTCATAGGAGTAACCTTCTGGTGGTTCATGAATAAAATCGGATGGAAGTTCCAACATAATACTCAATAATCAATGTTACCTTTAATATAACCTTCCACATCAAATTTGTCTTCTTTCTCCCACTCTTCTTTGTACTCAATTACATCAAAAATTTCACCTTCGGAGTCTTGAATTTCGGACCAGAGTTCGTCAAACATGATTAAAATAGGAAAAAAGTGAATAAAAGGAAAAAATCAGTTCATATAAAGATAACCACCTGCCCAATCGCAGTTTTCAAACAAAAACTCACGAGACTTTTCCATCAAAAGATTGAATCGAACATGCTTAGCTGGAGATTTGAATGATGCTGGTTTGTAAACTTCACCAGTCTTTTTATCAATGAAAGCATGAACACTGCGGGAAGAACCACCAGTCTCCATGATGAGTTTGTGATACTTACGACCAGA